GTCGAGTACCGCCGGGAGGTAAGGGCAGGCGACACGCTCTGGGACATCTGCGGGGAAATCGCAACCGACAAAGAAGACCTGCGGAAACTGGTCTGGCAGGCAAAAAAGGATAACCGTATTATGGACGTCGGAAACCTGCAGCCGGGGATGTTGATTGTAGTCAAAGTTGAGGAGGCGCGGAATGGATGACACAGAAGAAAAAATCAGGGAAGTATCTATTTATACTCTCAACTGGTTTGTCCAATATTGGATAAATAAGAAAAAGTGTGAAAAATGCAGATTATTAGCATTTGACACCACTTTTAAAAACTGGTGTGCATTGGATAATCGTACGAATGATTGCTTGATGGAGCATTTTAAAACCCGTCAGGAAGCCATAGATTGGCTAAACAATGAAATTGAAAAAGCCGACTGATGTTTGCAGCGTCAGTCGGCAGGCGGAAAAGAATCGCTAAGACTTTCCGCCTCTATTATACCACAGGAGGTAAATAATGACAGAACCAGTAAAAATCAATGAGTTATTGATTGAAAATGTGAAACGAGTAAAAGCAGTACAGTTTGAACCGTCCGCCGATGGACTGACAATCATCGGTGGGCGAAACGGACAGGGGAAAACGTCCGTATTGGATGCTATTGCATGGGCATTAGGCGGCAATAATTATAAACCGTCTGTACCGGAACGGGACGGCGCACTGGTACCGCCGAACCTGCATCTTGAACTGTCCAATGGATTAATTGTGGAACGAAAAGGGAAAAACAGCACATTAAAAGTAACAGACCCGAATGGGAATAAATCCGGACAACAGCTTTTAAATGAATTTGTATCCACGCTGGCATTGGATCTCCCGAAGTTTATTAACGGAAGCGATAAGGACAAGGCGGATTCTCTTCTGAAAATTTTAGGAATTGGTGATGTGCTGGTGCAGCTGGACACAAAAGAAAATCAGCTGTATGCACAGCGCACAGAAGTCGGCCGCATTGCAGACCGCAAGAAAAAGGCGGCTGACGAAATGCCGATGTACCCAAATGTTCCAAAAGAACCCGTCAGTGCAACAGAACTCATTAAAGAGCAGCAGGAAATTCTTGCGCGGAATGGAGAAAATGAACGGAAACGTCAGGATGCCGCTCGTTATGAACGAATGCTGGCAGAGGCTCAAATCGCTTTTGATGAAGCTAAAGCAGCACTGCAGAAAGCAGAACAGGATTGTTTAACTGCCCGGAAGTCGGCAGAAGATCTTCATGATGAAAGCACGGCTGAATTGGAAAAGAATTTAGCAGAAATTGAAGCATTGAATATCAAAATCAGGGCGAATTCTACAAAGGAAGCCGCCGAAGTGGAAGCCAATAATCTGCAGCAGGAATATGACGGACTGACGGAACAGATTGAATCCGTCCGGGAAGAAAGAAGTAAGCTTCTTGATTCTGCGGAATTGCCGCTGCCGGGATTATCCGTCAAAGATGGCAAGCTGATTTATAACAATATGCCATGGGATGGCATGAGCGGTTCTGATCAATTGAAAGTAGCAACAGCTATTGTACGCAAGCTGAATCCGCAATGTGGCTTTGTTTTGATGGACAAGCTGGAGCAGATGGACTTAGAAACACTGCAGGAATTTGGCGCGTGGCTCAAACAGGAAGGATTGCAGGTTATTGCAACAAGAGTTTCCACCGGTGATGAATGCTCCATCATTATTGAAGATGGCATGGTGAAAGGCGATACGGAAGCGGTTAAAGAAAAAGCACCGAAATATGTCAAAGGTGTGTTTTAAAGAAAGGAGATAAGAATGAACATTACGAAAGGAATTATCAGTAAGTCGGTTAAGGTTTGCGTATACGGTGTCGAAGGTATCGGAAAAACGACTTTTGCCAGCCAGTTCCCGGAACCGCTCTTTTTCGACTTAGATAAAGGGTCTGCACAGCTTGATGTCAGCCGTGTAACAGACATTACATCATGGCCATTACTGTTAAGCAGTATCAAAGAGATTTATGATAATCCATCTATTTGTAAGACGCTGGTTATTGACACCGCGGACGCGGCAGAGCGTATGTGCATTGATTATATTTGCGGGAAATTCAACAAGAAAGGGATTGAAGATTTCGGTTATGGTGCCGGCTATACATATTTAACAGAAGAATTTGCCAGATTCCTTGTGCAGCTGGATGCTTGCATTGGGCAGGGGGTCAATGTAGTTGTTCTTGCTCATGCCGTTCTGAAAACAGTAACGCTCCCGGAGGAAATGGGAACGTATGACCACTGGGAACTGAAACTATCATCTAAAACGACAAATAAAGTCGCGCCGCTTGTAAAAGAATGGGCAGATTTACTGCTTTTTGCCAATTATAAAACAATCCTGATTGAAGATGGAACACGAAAAAAAGCGGCAGGCGGAAAACGGATCATGTATACCACGCATACAACGTTTGCAGACGCGAAGAATCGATTTTCTTTAGCAGAAGAACTGCCGTTCGACTATAACGAAATTGCACGACTGATCCCGAATGGGGCGGATCCGGGCGTAAAACCTATGCAAGAAAAGAAACAGGAAACAAAACAGAAGACAATAAAAAAATCAGAACCTGAATCGACTGTCCCGATAAAGAAACCAACTGTCCCGATGCAAGACACGGCTGTCCCTGCAACATCTACCGTAAATACTACTTTACAGAAAGTCTATGACTTAATGAAACAGGAACATATCACAGAAGAACAGATCCGCAAGGCGGTGGCCATGAAAGGATATTTCCCGGAAGATATGCCGATAGAAAATTATCCGTCTGATTTTATAGACGGTGTGCTCATCGGGGCGTGGGAACAGATTAAAACATTTATTTTAAACAATATCAATGTTCCATTTAATTAATTTACATAAAGGAGAAGAACATGAGTACAAATTTTGAAAAGTTCGGAACAACATCTGCGGAAGACAATTCATTTATAGAAAATAAGGCGTTGGATTGGGACGAATCGGTCACCGATGACGGCGAAAGCCATGAATATACCTTGCTTCCGGAAGGAATTTATCCGTTTACCGTCGAAGGTTTTGAACGGAAGATTTATGAAGGCGGAGCGAAAATACCGAGGTGTCCACAGGCTGCCTTAAAACTCCGCGTTCATGGCGGGAAATATGGTGACGCGCTTGTATTCAGGAACCTGTTTCTGGTTTCGAAACAGCAGTGGCTGATTGCCCAGTTCTTTATTTCACTGGGGCTCATGGAGAAAGGCGGTACGGAAAAAATGCCGTGGAATAAAGTTATTGGCGCTACAGGTTATGTAGAAATCGTTCACCGCATTTATAAGGATCAGACGTACAACGAAGCAAAGAAATTCCTTGCGCCTGATGATAAGCGGATTCCCCAAACACAGGGCGGTTATATAGCCGGAACGTTCTGATGATGGAACTAAGACCCTACCAACAGGAAGCAGTTACGGCCGTTATGAGTGAATGGGCGAACGGTCACAGGAAGACGCTTTTGGTTCTTCCGACAGGCACAGGCAAAACGATTGCTTTTGCCAAAATCGCAGAAAACTGTGTTCGTGAGGGGAGAAAAGTATTGATTCTTGCCCATAGAGAAGAACTCTTGAACCAAGCGCAGGAAAAAATCAAGACCGCAACAGGTCTCTTATGTGCTAAAGAAAAAGCGGAAGAAACAAGTCTTGCCAGCTGGTACAGAATTGTTGTTGGGTCCGTGCAGACGCTCATGCGTGAAAAACGGCTCCGGCAGTTTCCGGAAGATGAATTTGGCACCATCATTGTAGATGAAGCCCATCACGCACTGGCCGATAGTTATCAACAAGTGCTGCAGCATTTCCCGACGGCAAATGTATTAGGTGTAACCGCAACACCGGAACGAAATAATCTGCAGTGTCTGGGAAATTATTTTGACAGCTTAGCTTATGAATATTCTTTGACGCAGGCTATCAAGGATGGCTATTTGTGCAAAATCAAGGCGCAGACGATACCGCTCAAGATTGATATCACAGGCGTTGGTATGTCTGCCGGAGATTACGCGGCAGGAGCCTTAGGAACAGCACTTGACCCGTATCTTGAACAAATTGCAAAAGAAATGGTTACATATTGCGCCGGGAGGAAGACTGTAGTCTTCTTACCTTTGGTAGCCACAGCTAAAAAGTTTAAAGCCATTTTAAACCATTTTGGAATGAAAGCAGCGGAGGTGAATGGAAACAGCCAGGATCGAGAAGAAACACTAAAGAAATTTGAAGCAGGAGAGTATAACGTACTCTGCAATGCCATGTTATTGACTGAAGGATGGGACTGTCCATCAGTGGATTGTGTGATCATGCTTCGGGCAACAAAGATCAGAAGTTTATATTGCCAATGTATAGGACGGGGAACAAGGCTTTCTCCGGAAACGGGCAAAAAGGATTTATTGGTATTGGATTTTTTGTGGAATACGGCGCGGCATGAATTATGCCGTCCGGCATCGCTTATCTGCAAGACAGATGATATCGCAAAAAGAATGACGAAGGACTTGGACCAATCCGGGGCCGCTGTTGACATAGAAGACGCTTACAAGCGGGCAGCGGAGGAAACCATTCTTGAGCGTGAAGAGGCTCTTGCAAAAGAATTATCAGCGATGAAAAAACGGAAACGCCAGTTAGTAGATCCATTGCAGTTTGAAATGTCCATACAAGCAGAAGATTTATCTGATTACGTCCCGTCTTTCGGCTGGGAAATGGCGCCTGCGAGCGATAAACAGCTCAAAGCATTGGAGAAATTCGGCATATTCCCGGATGAAATTGATAATGCGGGGAAAGCCAGTCTTTTACTCGACCGTTTGAATAAACGGCGGGAAAACGGACTGTCCACCCCTAAACAAATCCGCTTTTTAGAAAGCCGCGGGTTTCAGCATGTGGGGATATGGACATTTAATGATGCAAACAGCATGATTTCCCAAATTGCCAATCACCATTGGACTATACCACGCGGTATCAAGCCGGCTTTATATGTCCCTAATCAGGAATTGAATTTTGGAGCGTAAATTATGTCGAAGATAGATTTACGGCCATTGCTGGAGTATATACCGCCCGCGGACTGCAGCTACAAAGAATGGATTGATGTAGGCATGGCGTTATGTCATGAGGGCTACAGCGTTGATGTGTGGGATGACTGGAGCCGAAAGGACCCGGAACGTTACCATGATGGTGAATGTCATAAAAAATGGCAGTCATTCAAGGGGAATCCGAATCCGGTTACAGGAGCGACGCTTACTCGGATGGCAAAAGATTATGGATGGCAGCCGCATACAAAAGAAGACGGCAACAAAGTAATGGACTGGGATGATACGGTAATAGACAATGTCATTATTGTTGATCAGCACTATGTACAGGAATCGGAAATCAAAGAACCGGCACAATGGAATCCGGCAGATGAGATTATCCGGTATCTTGAAGCTCTCTTTGACAGATCCGACAAGGTCGGTATCGTTATGTCTTCTTTCAGGCGCGATGATGGAAAATATTCCCCGTCCGGAGCGGGTACATATTCTTTGACGGCGGGAGAATATATTTCCCGCATCAAAAAGTACCAGCGAAACGGTTACAGTACAAAAGATATCATCGGGTATGCGCTTTCAGATTACGATGAAAAAGCCGGCGCATGGATCCGCTTCAATCCTTTAGACGGCAAGGGTATTAAAAATGAAAATGTATCTAATTACAAATATGCTCTTGTAGAATCTGACGCACTTCCGCCGGGGAAGCAGAAATCTATTATAGAAGAGCTGGAGCTTCCGGTAGCAGCACTGGTGTATTCCGGGAACAAAAGTATTCATGCCATCGTACATATCGACGCAACATCGCAGGAAGAGTACCGCCGCCGTGTAGATTATCTGTACAAAGTATGCCGGAAAAACGGTTTGCCGGTTGACGGAGCGGACAGAAACCCGTCCCGTTTATCACGGTTGCCGGGCATTATGAGAGATGGCAAGAAACAGTTTCTCATGGCCACACATATCGGAAAAGAGGATTTCGACAGTTGGAAAGAGTGGATTGAAACCGTCAATGATGATCTGCCCGACCCGGAAGATCTGTCTGATGTGTGGAATAACATGCCCAATTTATCCCCGTCATTAATTGATGGTGTGCTTCGGCAGGGGCATAAAATGCTCATTTCCGGACCGTCAAAGGCAGGTAAATCCTTTGCCCTGATTGAACTTTGTATTGCTATTGCAGAAGGTACGCAGTGGTGCGGTTTTCAATGCACGCAGGGACGCGTATTATATGTTAATTTGGAATTGGACAGGGCAAGTTGCCTGCATCGATTTAAAGATGTCTATACAGCACTGAATTTACGTCCCGATTACATTTCTAATATTGATATATGGAATCTGCGCGGAAAGTCGCTGCCGATGGATCAGCTTGCGCCGAAACTTATCCGCCGCGCGCAAAAGAAAAATTATATCGCTATCGTTATCGATCCGATTTACAAGATTATCACGGGCGACGAAAACAGTGCTGACCAAATGGCGCGGTTCTGTAACCAGTTTGATAAGGTCTGTACGGAATTATCGGCTGCGGTAATCTATTGTCACCACCACTCAAAAGGCGGACAGGGAATGAAGCGGTCGATGGATCGCGCGTCCGGCTCCGGCGTATTTGCCCGCGATCCTGATGCAATCCTCGATATGATTCAGCTCTGTGTCAATAACGACAGCCGGCGGGCAGATTATGACAGGGAAGCGGACAAAGCTGCAGGGATAACGGTCAAGCCTACGGCATGGCGTATTGCAGGGACACTTCGTGAATTCCCAATGTTTGAGCCTGTCAATATGTGGTTTACGTATCCGATCCATAGGCTGGATGAAACCGGAGTGCTGGCGATGGCAGCCGAGGAGGGCAGTCTTGAAGATGTACGCGCTAAGGGCCGTGAGGCAGGAAACAAAGCGAAAGCGAAGCAGAAAGAAGACCGCATCTCACAGGTGGATACTGCTTATGAAAACCTGAGTATGGGCGGCAAGGAAATCGTTACGGTAAAAGATATGGCAGCATATTTAGATGTTTCCGAAAAAACAGTACGAAGAGATATTCTTGCAAACGGAAATTATGAGCTCGGAGAGGGTAAAATTTACCCTAAAAAATAGGTTTTAATATTCGTCTAATACTTGGACATTCCAGTTTATATATATAGGTTTGTCCCTATAGGAAAGTAAGTAAGAAAGGGTGTGGCGAGAAGCTGCGCCACACACCCTTCCTTATTACTTCCTTTCCTGGAACTGGATTGTCCATGAAAAGAGAAAAGGTTTGTCCCTGTTATGTCCATCGTAAAAAAAATAGAAAGGCATGTGATTGGAAATGAGAGAAATATTATTTCGTGGGAAATGCAGAAAGTCAGGAAGGTGGATTTATGGTGACTTGCTAAAGCATGGAGAAAATGATTATTCAATCTATGAAGAAGGAAAAGCGTATTCTATTCCTGTGAGAGAAGAAACCATTGGGCAATATATCGGCCTTAAAGATTATGATGGAAATCGGATTTTTGAGGGGGATATTATCAAGGTTTCAAGAAAATCAAAATGCGGGTTTGGTGATATTTATGGATTGGTTGTCGCTGAATGGGATTCAAAACAAAAAGCATTTGTGTTATTGCCATCTGACGATTATTTTGACGATATTAGGATGATTGCAGTCGTGAACAATAAATACAACAATCCGGATTTATACAAAGAGGTAATAGCATGATTCGTTTTTTTATCCATATGAAGCTTCCGACAAAAACATTTCAGGCAAAGAAAATTACGGTACGAAATGGTAAGGCTATTATCTATACACCTCCGGAGCTCAAAGAAATTCAGAGCAAGTATATTGCGTATTTGTCTAAACATGCACCGGAAAAACCATTGGAAGGCGCTGTCCAGTTGTCTACGATATGGTGTTTCCCGGCGGATAAACATCACACAAATGGAAACTATAAAATAACAAAACCGGATACTGACAATCTGGTAAAAATGTTTAAAGACTGTATGACGCAGTGCGGATTTTGGAAGGATGATGCGCAGGTTGCTGTAGAACTTATTACGAAACGATATAACGATGTAGAGGGAATTTTGATTTGCGCAAAGGAGATTGGCATGAAATGATGTTTATCTTAGGTTGTATGTTCGGTACATGTGTAGGATTACTGCTTTGTGCTTTGTGTATAACGGCAGGGAAAGGAAAAGATGATGAAATTATATAAATTATTGCGGGTAATTGTGCATCCTGTTTCTATGAGGAAATTTAAATTTGGCCCGCTTGAGCCGTCGATGTTTATACCGCTGATGATTATACAAGGAAACCACATTGTTTATAGTGGGTCGCCTATAAGGGTTACAAAGTCACTGCTAAAATGTAAGGTTGATAAATTAGATTTGTTAACAACTACTAACGAACAGATTGGTGAAATGCAAGTTTTCTGGAAGATAGAGCTTGCCGGAAAATTTTCACGAAAGTATAAGGATTGCAATGGCGGGGATGGTGCGAGATTATGAATAACGGAATGAAACCGGGCATTTTTCATAACCCGGATCCGACGTACGAAAAGGCAGCAACAAAAATTAAGAAGGAAGCACAAAAGACGGAAGCGGATGTCAAAAACTTTTTCGAGGAAATGCGGAAATGTCGGCATACAATTGATTCGCTGAATCAATGTAAGATGCAGTACGAAATGGATATGATCTCTTTGAAGGCGACTCGTTATGACAAAGACCGAGTATCCGGCGGGAAAACATCTGATTTATCCGACATGGTCATCGCTTTTGAGGAAAAGATGAAGGCATCCGAAGAGCTCCGGATTTCCGAACTGAATAAATACGGTGATATGCGAACAAAGGGTTTCAAGTTGATTTCGTTACTCTCTGAAAAAGACGGAATTTTTAAATCTATATTGATTGACCGGTATTTCTTGTGTCAGTCATGGGGAATAATCGCTAATTCACATCATTTTGCATATAAGTATTGTGTAGATTTGGGGAGTTTGGGAATCCGGAAAATTGCAGAAAAAATAAATATCAGGAATAATCAGGAACTTTAAAGTAGTATAATGATAGTGTAAAAGTTCAGGAATTCCTCCCTGAAATAAGAAAGCACGTACTCTACCAAAGTGCGTGCTTTTCGTTTGTTTATCTAAAAGGCGGTGATTACTGTGGGCGCAAAAGGCAAGTATGCAAAATGGCTGCAGCCAGATAATCTTCTGCGCCTGCAGGCATGGGCGCGAGACGGATTAAGTAATGAGCAAATTGCACATAATATCGGCATTAATCAAGATACATTGTATACATGGATTAAGAAGTACCCCGAATTTTCCGAGGCATTAGCGCGCGGGAAAGAAGTTGTTGACATTGAAGTAGAGAATGCGCTTTTAAAAAGAGCCAAAGGATATGACTATATAGAGACGACATCGGAGCTGATTGCGGATAAAAACGCAAGAAATAAAGCGGTGATGAAGGTAACTAAGCGAGTAACTCGGCATGTACCGCCGGACGTAAAAGCTATTGTATTCTGGCTGACGAACCGGAAACCGGAATGGCGCGACAAACAAGAGAAAGAATTATCCGGCAATATCGGAATTAATCTGGTGGTAGATGATGACATCAGCACAGACGATTAATCTTGTTAATGATATTATTCATCCAACGGTAAAACAACGGGAATTTATGCGTACAGTTAAAGATAATACGTATATTCTTTATGGCGGTGCAGCAGGCGGCGGGAAATCGTATATATTGCGTTGGGAACTGGTTTATCTCCTGATCAGCTGGTACAAGCATCTGAAATTAAAAGGTATCTGCGTTGGGTTGTTTTGCGAAGACTACCCGGCACTGCGGGATAGGCAGCTGTCAAAAATCAAAATGGAGTTCCCGGACTGGCTCGGCAGCTATAAAGAAGCGACGCATGAATTTACATTAAATCCGGCGTTCGGCAGTGGAGTGATATGTTTCCGCAACTTAGATAATCCGTCAAAGTATTTATCGTCCGAATTTGCGGCCATCGCAATTGATGAGTTGACGCTGAATGAGCAGACTGTCTTTGATTTTTTACGTATGCGTCTCCGCTGGGTCGGTGTTGAGGATCCTAAGCTGATTGCGGGAACGAACCCCGGCGGTAAAGGTCATATGTGGGTCAGAAGCTTATTCATTGATCGTAATATACCGCCGGAAATGCAGGATTTTGCAAATAAAATCGCTTTCGTGCAAGCGCGGATAGATGATAATCCGTACTTACCGGCGGGATACAGTGACGCGCTTGATACGCTGCCGGATAAGCTCCGGAAAGCGTACCGCGAGGGCGACTGGAATATATTTGAAGGGCAGGTTTTTGAAGAGTTCAGGACGGATATACATGTTGTTGAACCGTTTGAAATCCCGTCAAGCTGGCAGCACGGACGGTCTATGGATTGGGGATACAGCAAGCCATATGCAATCTATGAGTATGCGGTGGATTATGACGGCGTTGTCTATGTAATCAACGAATGGTACGGCTGCAAGCCGGGAACGGTCAACACGGGTACGCAGGAAACGGCACGGGAAGTAGCGCAGAAGATTAAGCATTTGGGCAGCGAGTTCGGTATTGCGGACCCGGCGATTTGGCAGAAAACTGGACATGACGGGCCGTCGATTGCAGAAGTGTTCGCAGCAGAAGGCGTGCCGTGGTATCCGGCGGATAATGACAGATTAGCAGGGAAAATGCAGGTGCACTTACGGCTGAAAGAACGAAAGCTCAAGATATTCAAAACGTGTTATCACTTGATACGGACGCTGCCGGCTCTGACGTACGATAAACACAAGGTTGAAGATGTGGATACACAGCAAGAAGACCATAGTTACGACAGCGTCAGATATTTCTTGATGAGCCGTCCGATTCAGCCGGTAAAAGTAGAAAAGCCATTTAATGATGGCTACAGATATGAAGATGGGGAAGGAGATGAACCGACAGCGTGGGGTGTGTAATGAGTGACAGGGCATTAAGAGATTATGCTTATAGAGTGCTCAAATCAGAGTTTGGTGAACGTATGGAGAATGGAATTTTAATTCCGGCGAAAAAGAGCGATGAAGAACTGGCGGCGTTCGCAGCGCAGATGCCACAGTGGCAGCTTGAACAAATGTATGAAATGATGTATGGAGGAGAACTGGTCGAATGAGTTTTGATTTATCCGAAGCGCGGAATAATGTAAAAAGGGCACTGCAGCTAACAAGTGAATGGCGCAAAAGTGCAAAAGAAGATTATGATTTCATGCGCGGTAAGCAGTGGACAGATGCCGATCTGAAAGCAATGAAGCAGAAATCCCGCCCGGCAATTACGATTAATCGGATCCGTCCAGTCGTCAATCTTCTTTCCGGCTATGCAGCACAAAACGAAACAGAGCCGGATTTCCTGCCGCGGTCAGAAGAAGATGATCGCGTAGCACGAGTAGCCAAAGGTATCACGAAGTACACTTTCGACAAGACGAATTATCAGAGCGTTAAGAAAAAGGCATTCAAAGACGCTATCATTTGTGGTGTCGGAAACTACTGGGTCAGTTATGAATTTGATTACGCCCGGATGGATGGTCGGATACAGATCAAAAACGTCAGCCCTTTTGATGTATTCGTTGATCCGGAATGCAAAGAAGATGATTTGTCAGACGCTTTCTACTGCGGGCGTTATAGCTGGGAAAGTCCGGATAAATTGAAGCAAATATATGCGGACAAAGCAGATGAAATTGCCATGCTAACGCATAAATACGATGACAGCGAATTGGAGACAGTTGATACGGAGCCGCTTTGGTATTCACGGGATTTAAAGAAATTAAGGGTCGTTCAATATTGGTATAAAGAGTACACACGGAAGAAAGTGTTTTCTGTAGACGGAATGATCGTCGATGAATCGCAGCCGGATTTATATTCGGCTTTTTTAATGTCCGGAGCGGAACCGGAAGAAATACCGGTTACGAAAATCAGATATGCGACATTCTGCGGAGAAATTCTGCTTGAAGAGGGCGAAAGTCCTTATAAGCACAATCAATTTCCACTTGTGCGGCAGTATTGCTACTTATCAGGTTACGGTGAGGATGTGGATGACGGACTGGAACCGGCGGGGATTGTACGGGATTTAAAAGACGCACAGCGCGAACTCAACAAGAACCGCAGCCAGCGTATGCATATCGTCAATCAGCAGTCGCTCGGTGTTCGCTTTTGGACTGGACCGCAGTTTGACGAAAAAGAAAAACGGGAAATTCGGAATCTGTCTACAACTCCGGGTGCGAATATTTTCTTGAAACCGGGTGTGACTTTTACCGATGGGCTTCCGTCCGCGCAGTCTGTCAATAATATAGAGCTTGAAAACCGCTCAAGCAGTGATTTCTATACAATTTCCGGCATTACTCCGGAGAGCTTATCAGGCAGTATCGGAGCAATGAGCGGTAAGGCGATTGACCTCCGGCAGTCAGTTACTACGGTGCAGACGGCGGAAATATTCGACAAGGCAAAAGAGGCGGAACTGCAGATCGTAAAACTCTTGTGGGGAGACACCTACACGCCGGGACTAATCCCGCAGTTTTATAACAAAGATAAAGTTATGCGGATTCTCGGTGAAGACGGCAAGAAAGAATTTGTGCAGATACAGCCGGGGCTGGGGCAGGCAATGCAGGAACAGCAGGCGGTAGATCAGAACGGTATGCCGATGACAGATGAAAACGGAGATCCGGTGACTAAGGTACTGTATGATTTGTCCGCTTTCGATTTCGACATTGTCATTACAACATCGCAGGCAAGCGCTACCGCACGGCGGGCGAATTTGTATCAGCTGCTGGAGGCGAAGAAAGCGGGTGTTGACATACCGATGGACATTATTCTTGATTTCATGGATTTCCCGGAAAAGGAAACCGTCAAGAAGCGGATGCAGCAGGCTGCCGAGCAGCCGAAAATGCCGGACTTTAAAGTCAGCGCAAGTATTGAGGATTTACCGGCGGAAGCATTGTCTACTGCATTACAGTCTATCGGCGTGAATATTTCACCACAGCAGATTATGCAAGAAAGATTAGCACTGAAAGGGCGTGCAATCGCTTCGCCGGTGCAGCCACAAATTCCGATACTGCAGCCATAGCTATTAAAGCAGTAGTGCTTTGATATATCGTCCTAAGCAACGACGTTAAAAGGCTTTTTTCTTTCGTCCGAAAAGAGACGGTAAACTACTACAAAAATCATTCGACCGCCGACGTCGTTAAACCGGCAGAAGGAGATAATCATGGAAAATGAAACAATGCTCAACGCAGAAGATTTAGGGTTTGATGCAGAAGATTTGAAAGAAGCAGGTCTTGATAAGCCGGAACCGGCAACTCCGGCGAGTAAAGTACCGGCAAAGGAACCGGAAGACAATTCTGCAGACGGACAGCCGAAAACTGATTCCGATCCAGAATTGGAACCTAAAACGGAAATTGAACCGAAGGAACCGGAAAACAATCCGGCAGGCGGCGATTTAAAGAAAGCGTTAGCGGAAGAAAGGGCTCGCAGAAAAACGGCCGAAGAAGCGGCTAACACTTTGCGTTCACAGATGAGTATGTCACAAAAACCGGTATTATCTCCGGAAGATTTGAATCAAATTCGCAGTTATGCGCAGCAGGAAGCCGCAAGGCGGCTTAAGATTGACGACGCGTCTGATTTGATGTTCACCGATGCACAAAAGTATCAGGAACTTCTTCATGAACAGGCACGGATTGAATATCAGATGACACGCCAGCAGGAAGAGCGGCAGGAAACCTATCAGAAAAATGTAGCGTTTATTGGCGAGCTTAAGGCTATTCCGAATATCGGCGAGCTGTGGCAGAAAGGCACTGAAATGCTGGACGGCATGACGCGAAAAGACGCTGCCCCGATTGATGCGGCATTCAACCGTGTTGATCATGGGGTAGGTACAGATGCAGACTTCAAAGTTATTCGTGATTTTGCTGAAAAAGTAAAATCGGCGATGGCCGCACCTGTGCAAAATCCGCTTGAAACGGCAAAAACACTGCCCAAAGCAAGCGCGTTAAACGGCGGTGCTCCGACCGGCGCGAAACTGTCTGAGGAAGAAATCCTCAAATATGTGGAAGAGGGTCGTGAAAGTGAGCTGCCGGCGGAAATCAGAAAGCAGATTGATGACCTCTGCGGTGATTAATTATTTTACAAAAAGGAGAATGAAATATGGCACATGAATTTAAAATTCCTGAAAAATTAGTTCCTAAGCTCTGGACGAAAAAGGTATGGAGAGAAGGTTTAAAAGCTTCTTATTTTGATAAGTTTACATCTACTAATGGGAGTAATGTTGTTCATACGAATAAAGATCTAAAACAGGCTAAAGGCGATGAAGTAAACTTTGGACTGGCAATGAATCTTAAAGGGAACGGTGTTTCTGGTAACAACACGCTTAAAGGCAATGAAGAAGAAATGCAGATGTATGATTTCAGCGTAAAGACTACTTTGGTCAGAAACGCAGTTACGCGCTTTGAGGCGGATGACCAGAAATCTCCGTACGAAAATTTGCCTCTTATCAAGGGGGTATTGGTGCAGTGGCTGTCTGACTGGAAAGATAACAAGCTGATTTCCGCATTGACCGCCAATCCGACAACCGGTGAACGTCTTATTGCGTCTACGGCAGGAACAGAGGTTTCTTTAACGGCTAATGACAAGCTGACCTGTGCGGTAATCGGCCGCGCAAAACGCAAGGCTAAAATGCATGAACCGACAGTGAAACCGCTTAAGATTGACGGACAGGAGAAATACATCATGCTTGTCGGCACATGGGCAGCGCGTGACTTGAAAGCAGATCCGGTATGGCAGGCGGCACAGCAGAACGCGGCAATCCGCGGCAGCAAAAACCCGATTTTCACTGGAGCGCTCGGCGAATATGACGGCGTCGTTCTGTATGAATATGAACGTATCATGAATACGAAAACCGGTGCGTCTTCCGCAAATGTTGTTCATAATTTGCTTTTAGGGCAGCAGGCGGCATGCTTCGCTGTAGCCCGTGAGGCTCGCTTCATTAAGGATGAGGATGATTACGGCAATGTACAGGGGAATGGTATCGCGTTCTTCGGTGGCATTGAAAAATCCATCTACAACAGCAAAGATTATGGCGTGATTCAGGTCATGACCGGCGGTGCTGTAGAGTAATTGCAATGGAGATAAGGCGAGGGCTTTTACGGCCCTCTTTCCTTTTCTTAAGGAGTAACCATGATAATTAAAGACTTGATTAACCGTGCGTATATGCAGGTGGGCGATACATCGCAGGTGAACTATACGCCGTATCAGTTTCTGGAGTTTTATAACGAAGGAAATCATATTCTGCATAAGATTGTACTGCGGTATATTCCGGATATTTTACGTGTAACGGAGACGGGAGTTCCGAACAGACCGACAATTGCGCTTTCTTCTTTCGCATTGCAGATTGTATCAGTAAAGGATATGTATGGTCATTCTGTTGATTACACGATGGAAGGCCACAAAATCATTACTGCGAAAAATGCGCTGCAACGAGGATTGACCGTCATATATATCCCATCTGCAGATTACAAAGAAATGGATGATGAAAGCGGTTATCCGGCGGAAATAGAAAGTCTTCTTGTGAATTACATGGTAGCGCGGATCCTGAAAGCGGACTTATCGTTTGTTTCCGGATGGGAAGATACGATTTCAGAAATGGCACGTCAAATGGACGATGAAAATGGCTTTGTAGCGAGGGGGTATTGGCCGTATGACTGCAGGCGAACTGATTACGATGATTAATCTGGACACGAATGAAATCTTAGATGATAGCACGGAATATATCCCTTATATTAATGCAGCCATTGATTATCTCGTGATGATTTTGGTCCCGATGAAAGACAGGGAAGTTGTAAAAAGTATGGACATTAACGACAATAATCCGGTACCCGGTGATTTTACAGCGTTTATTCCTACGGCGGGTTACCCTGTCCGCATTGTGAACGGGTCTTTCCAGACGTACGGTGGAAAGACTGTCAATGATGTATTTTACGCTGTGAAAAAGCCGCATATATCGGATGAAACTGATTCGATTCCATTCAGCGAAATCTTTCATTTCGTGCTTGTGCAGCTGGTCTCATTTCTTGTCAAAAAGAAATCTTTAATGCTGGATTATGCCAGTGCAGATAAAGCATTCATTGCTGATTTGACAACGGCAATTCAAAACGCAAGAGGGCGCTGATATGGGTGAGCGTTTCTTTGCTTCGACAAACGGTTTCAGATTAGGTCTGGACTGGAGCAAGCCGGCAGAAAGTATTGATTTGCAGAGTTTGACGCAGGCAATAAACTGCGAATACAGCTCGACGGACGGCGCGCTTCAAACAGTGCCGGGCGTGAAAATAATTTATACAGGAACGGCGGATATTGAAAGTTTGTATTACGACAATTACCGCCATCAGTATTATTTTTCTTGCGGGCGCGACCTGTACAAAACAGCTGATTTTGTGACGGTCACCCGGCTGGGAACATTAACCGGTAACAGCACTCCGAAGTATCATGCTTTTGATCATGATATTTTGATTGCTTCCGGCGGTAAATTGCAGGCTGTTTCCGGTGCTGGCGTGCTGTCTACTGTAGATGAAAGCCCTACTTGCGAGTTTGTGAGCAGCCACAGCGGCTCTGTCATTGTGGCGTCTATTTATGGACACCGTATCACATGGTCAGCTGTTGGTGATTATAGATCGTGGACGCCGGACAGCAATAATTCCGCTTCTGCGCAGTATGTAGAGGTTGGTTATAAAGATCCCGGCTGTATTATAGCTATTGATTTCTTATCAAAAGCAATCATTGTATATAAAGAATACGGTAGGGCATATCAAGTTGTGGGTAATCCCCATGAGAAAACACTTGCTGTTTATCTTCTTTCTGAAACCGCTTTGTGTTGCGGTAGTTCTATCAGCATTGATGACCGAAGTTATTATCTGGGTGATGCGGGGCTGATGAGTTTTGTTCCGACAAATACGTATGCGAATATTCAGCCGTTCGAAGTGGGTCTTAATATTAATGCACAACTGACGACGATTACCTCAGAGCAAGCCCGGATGTGGCATGTTCCTGGAAGAAAACAGCTGTGGATTAAACCCGGGAGAAATCAGGATATATTTATTTATCATTATCTGCCGCGGTACGAAGACGGACGCGGTGTATTCACGTCAAGGTCTTTCGTTCATGATCTGCATGACGTACTGACAGTCGGCAAGAATATCTATATTGCATATGGCAATAAAATAGGGGTTCTGGATGCCGGCATAGATACTGATGACGGAGAGCAGATTACGATGTCGATTGTTTCAGGGAACGGATTGGCGCAAAGACTGTTCTTACTGCTATTCTCTTATAATTTCGTATCAAGTAACCGTATTGAAGGTTACGGCAGCATTACAATTAGCGATAAACGGGCAAAACCTGTTACATTCAAGGCGGCCGGTACAAAGTTATACTATGCGAATGAAAAGTTGATTAATGCAACCGGTAGGCTGAATAGCAATGAGTATACGAAAGTAAATAAGATCGGCGGCGGAGCGAACCGCCATCTGCAGATAAAAATATTTGTTGCCAAGGGCGCTATCGCTTTGCGGCAGTTTGATTATACTTACGAGGAGGTTTAAATGCCTTATACGGAAAAATATCCTTTGAACCCGACGCCGCAAGGAGACAGCACGAAAGAAGCTGTACTGAAAAACCGGGAAGAAATCAAGACAATCGGGAATGCGCTTTCCGCACAGTCGAAAAGCGGCGGTAGTGGACTGCGGCAGCGTATTTTGTATGGAAAAAACAGTGGCGGGAAGTACAGTTTTCTTTCCGGCGACGGATTGTCGGTCATTATTGACGGAAGTGTGATACCTGTTGTTTTAACGCTGGCAGATGGTTTTGATGAAAACGGTGCGAAAGATTACGTAGAAACAATTAACAAGAAAATCAGCGCATGGACGCTGCCAATTAACGCAATAAGCTATCTGTTTGTAGAACGAAATAACGCGGGTGCTTTGTCTTACGGAAGCGTAACAACAAAACCAGTATTTTCTGCTTCTTTGCCATCCGGCGTCGCAACAAATACTCATGTGTTCAACACACTTGAGCAGAAGATGTACATGTATAACGGTACAGAATGGAAAAATGTCGTAAGAGTTTTTGCTGCAGCGGTAACGACGAATGCAACCGGCGTAACAAAGATTGAGTATATGAATAATGCGGCAGCGGTAGAAATGACGGAGGCTGAAAAAGAAAAGCTGTCAGGTATTGAAGACAAGGCAGAAGTTAATCAAAACGCATTTTCTAAAGTGAAAATCGGTAACAAAGAACTTGTTGCGGCAGTGAAACAGGCTGTCCTTGAATTAATCGCCGGGGATAACATTAAAATTACTCCGGATGCAAATGGTTCGAAAATAACGATAGATATAGCAAACAAAAAAGAAATATTTGATCCCGATAATTACTACACTAAGGATAAGGCTGATTCCCGCTATTATCGTGAAGGGATTCCTTTGCCGGTAACTTATAGTAACGAAGTTAATTTTGCGGGAACTGCAGACACCATACAGTTCGGCTTTCGTGACCACGATATTAAAACATATCGGTTTGGCAACGGCATGCAAGGTGGATTAGCCGATATCACCGCAAAGGCATTTGGTGGCAATTTGTGTTCCGGTTCTTTTTATGGTACGCAACAGATGAATGACTGGTTGCGTCAGCACTATAAAGATGATAACGTTTATGCTTGTCTTGCACACCGCGCCAATGAAATTGTAATTAACGGCAATAAGCAATGGGGAACTGTTTTAATGAGTGCTTATCCAGCACATGACGGACGAGCATTAATAATACAGCTGTTTTTTGCTAATTCTAACGGCTTGTTTTATCGCTATCTGAATACACCAGATGAGATAGATAATACAAATAATTGGTATCAGATTGTGGGCACAAACAATGAGAATAAGCTGAAGATTGGCAACAATTACATATGGTTTGCGTGAGGTGGTGTTCATGAGTGTTTTTAAACATTTATGTTATCAGAAAGAGAACGGGGAAACAGGACAGTGTGATGTATATGATGACCAGAACGAATGTCCAGACCCGCGAACGTATGTCAACGTAGACGGAAGAGATGGCTATGTAAAACTGGGGGAGTTTAATGACCCGCAGGCAAGTCCTTTGCGGTGTTATGTAGCCAGTGCAGGACGGGAATTCGCGATTTTAAAGGTAGCAATCCCCACTGGCAGTTTTACAGTGCAAAATTATAATGGTGCGTCTTATGACTGGACATGTCCTCGATTGATTACGAAAATAAAATGTACATCGGCGGGAGAATGAGATAAATATGTAAATGTCACTCCGGGAACAGTTTACACGTTTTTGCGTGTTAAAAGTCTCAAAGAACATAAATGGGTGATATACGTTGGGGGGAATGTTCTCGTTTCTTTGTTTAGAGGAAATGACCCGCTTGTTGTTTGGTGGTCGCAAGATATTAATAATTCATGATCAAGATAGGATGATGAGGTGAATTGAAATTATCAAGTTTACAGGAAATGATAAAAGACTATGAACGTATTACGGGAGAATCCGTCGATCTGACAGGGTTCTTTTTTGATGATGATCTTCATGATAAACAGGGAACGCATTTCCAGTTTTTTCCGAATGCCGGATTTCTTTTCTGGCAGTTGATTAAGCATGAAGGTACCGTTTATTTTCAAATACTGGAAACATATGGAAGATTCTACAAGATGGTTGATTATATCAGAGAGGTGATGGTGCTTAATAACGTGAAAGATATCGTGACAATGACAACGCGCAATCCGAAAGCACATATACGCCGATGGAAGATGATTCACCATCCGGAACAAGATTATGACTACGAAGGGCGGCATTACTATGTGCTGACCGGAACAATTGAGAATTTACATTAGAAAGGAGATTGCATGCTTTTATTTGATTTACAGCTGTTCGGGAAAAAGGGGACAAAGATAACGACAACGCCGGCGCAAGTGCCACAGATGTCCGATGAGGAAAAAGGGCTGCTTGGCGAACAGCTGAAATGGGCACAGACTACACAGCCGGTGGCACAAAACCTGCTGAATATGGCTAATCAAGCATTAAGCAGCCAGCAAGTTACGCCGAATCCCAATTGGCAAACATTGTATGATCGGGCGCAAAATCAGACGGCGGCCAATAATCAGCTGGTACAGGGACTGATTCCACAGGTAAATGCAAATACAGACGCTAATGCAGCGGCTAACAATCGTTTCTCTGGTTTGCTGGGGAATGCTATTCAGTCTATGACGCAGGGAAATAAAGAACTGGCGTCCGAATACAATGCGGCCATGCAGAACAATAATACTGCTATGCAGGGATTATTAAACGGTGTGCTGCCATCTTCTTATGCGGAAAATCGACAAAAAGCCTTACAAGCTGATTTAACGAATACAGTCGGGAATACACTGTCCGGACTGGCCAGCCGGGGAATTATTAATTCTTCACAGGCGGACAGCGCATTCAATGATATTTCCCGAAATGCATCTAATACGCTGGCCGCACAGTACGGAAATGATATGCAGACAGCCGCGGGACTTGCCGGACAAGCTTATAACAGTCAATTGGCGGGTATTAACGGTAAGGCGGGGCTATTGGGTGATATGTTTAGGAACCAGCTTTCCGGCTACGGGCAGCAGGCTGATTTGGCAAATACGAATTTTAACAACCGGCAGCAGGGGATTTCAACGCTGTCACAGCTGGCGAACCAGTCGCAGCAGATGGCAACGGATCCGATTAAAACGGCGGCAACGGCGCAGGAGGCGGCGACAAACACGCCGATGAAATATTTAGCGATGGCGACAGGACAGAACGCGCCGACGCAAGGTTTATTATCTCAGTTATCACAACAGCGGTATTCAGTAGCTTCTCCCGCGCAGACGGTTGTACGTCAAGGGAGCGGCGGATTCTTTGGAGGTCTTATGAGCGGATTAGGAAGTTATTTTGCATGCTTTACAGCAGGAACAGAAATTTCAACACCGGAAGGTGCAGTTGCCATTGAACAGATGGCATTTGGTGATCAGGTTGTTTCTCTTGGCACAGTGAATGAAGTTACGGAACTTCATGACATGGGTGAGGCAGATATTTATGAACTTCATACGCCATCCTGCACAGTAGAAACTACGCAGACAGAAGTATTCATGACGCCTGACGGAAAGAAACCTTTAACCGAACTTTCCGAAGGTGAGAGTGTTATGACAGTAAACGGATTTGAACCGATTACATCAATCGTAGAAACCGGTCGAAAAGAAAAGGTTTATGAACTGGAATTGACCGGTGACAATATGTTCTATGCAAACGGTATCTTGGCGGAAGGCTTGACAGAAGCTGACAAGACAGCCAATGGACAGGATGAAGATATTATTCCTTCGGAAGCGGTTAACGTTGTCTCTGCAGAACAGAAAACAGAAGATTCTGCAGAAGAACCTATACAGGAAATGGAAACGTCTGCAGAAGAAACAACGGATGAAACAGAGAAAAAGCCGGCAGCTAAGAAACCGGCAACAAGAAGAAAGACGGTTACCAAGAAAGCGGGTAAATAATCATGAGTGTTATCTATGTACAGGATAAATCACCATGGGATCAGATTGGGAATCTGGCGGGACTGTGGGCGGCAAACCGTCTGCAGAAGATACAGGATACCCGCAATGCTAAAGATTATGCAACAAGAGTATTCGGGAGCTATCAAGAGGAACAGTCCCCGGGACTTTTGTCTCAATTGACACAGCCGCAGACCCCGCAGATGGGTAGCGGTCTTTTTGCACAGGACGGTCTTGAAAAAGCAATACCTCATTTCAAAATCAACACTGCTGGCGCACAGCCACTGCAATCTTCAACTACGGCGGGGCAGGACGCATTAGAACAGGTCGTCCCTCCTTATCAATTAAATACGCAGCCAAGTGCGCCTGACAGGAGCCAAATTAAGCAGTCGCTTCGGAATAAAGCCGGGGCGGCGTATGTCAGCTTTATCAAGAGTGGTTACGGTCAGCAGGAAGCAGCGCGTATGGCAAAAGAAATGCTCGAAAATGACACAGCAGAAGAATATGGTAAACAGCTTAGCGCCTATCAGGACAGCGTTCTTGAGCCGGCAAGACAGGATATTCTGAATCAGCTTGTCTATACCACGGATAAAGACGGGAATGCGACAGTCAGCGGTTATGATCCGAAGAAACTTAAGGCGATGGCGCCGCGGATTGCCGCTTATAATTACCGTGCCCAGCAACTGGGGCTGCCGCAGATTGACATGAATATGCTGAATAACATCAACGCGTTGGATAAACCGAATATTTCTTATAAGACAATGCCGAATGGCCAGCTTGTAGGAATAAACGGTGATACAGGGGCTGTCCAGCAGATGGGGAATTATGCACCGCCGCAAGATCCCCGGCGTTTTTATGTAAATACCGGCGGCGGATTATTTGATGTCAGAAGCGGGCAGGTTGTTCCTGGCACAGCAAGAGAAGTACAGGGGCCGGGAACGAGCGGGTACAATTCACAGATTATTTCACAGCTAAGTCACTTGCAGCAGATGTACGAGAAGCAACATATGTATGATGATGATTTCGATCCCGCAAAATCTCCTTATTATGCACAGCTGCAACAGGTTTTAGGCTTGCAGCAGCCCGGACAGCCGGGAGATGTAACAGGCGGGCAGAAACAGCTTGTGAATGATGAGCAAGGGCTTAGCAATAAGATCATGGAAATGCGGCAGCATATGTCCAAAGAAGAGGTACAGCAGGCATTACGAAATGAAGGACTCGGTTTCTATGCAGCATGGGTACCGTAAAGAGGTAAAATATGGGTTATTTTGATGAATTTCAGCGCGCTGGCGGTAATACCAGCGGTGAAAGATATTTTGATGAATTCAAGAATCAGCCACCGCAGGATTTGTCTTTACTGGACAAGGCCAAAGGCTTTTTGAACAGCATTGATGAAGCTTATGAAGAAGGGCGCGCAGCGCGTAAAGCGCAGTGGGAGAAGACAAAAGCCAATGTATGGAATACTCTTTCTGATTACGCGGCTAATGCCGGCAAAGCGATAGAAAATTACGGCAATGAAATTACGGCTGCCGGAGAACGTGCTTTAGAAGCCTATAACAACGGAGAATCCATCAACATGGAAGACCCGACACAAGGCTTTGAAGGTGAAAATTATAACCGGGCGAAAATGAATGTCTACAATGAACTGGTAGGCAAACCTGCCGGATACGCCGCCATCACACCCGGTATGCCCGGCATTGTCCGCATGGCAGGCGGTGCTTTAGCTGTCCCGACTCTTGTCGATTCTACGATGCAGACTTATGACCAGAACATTGCAAACGATGATGGTACGCCTGTTATCAGTACGGCAAAAGGGACTCTTATAGATCCGGTCATTAATCCCGTTAAAGAAGCTGTTACCAATCCGGGAGAATATGTACAGAGCCTTGTAGATAATCCGCTTGAGGTCTGGGATAAGGTATTCCTGCCGGGCGCGGTCATTCACGGAGCGGCCAAAGGCATAAAAAAAGCAACGCCTAAAAGTATCAGTGAGCCTATTCGTGAACATATCGCAGAACCGTTTAATGAACATGTTATTGATCCGGTAAAGGGCGGCCTTGCTAATGCGAAAGGGCGCTTTTTTGATTCTTTTAAACGTGGCGGAGAAACAGGTTTTGACGATTTAGCCCGTGATACAGAGATGGGTACACAGGCACTTAAAGAAACAAACCTGCCGCCAGAATACGGTGAAACTGGAGATATAAAAACGGATGTATATAACCGGCTCCGCCAAAATGGATTTACTGATTCGGAGGCGGCGGGGATTACCGGAAATATTGCGCAGGAATCCATGTTTGATACAGAAGCACTTTCAAGAGATGGGTACAATTCTCATGGACTGGTACAATGGACGGGCGACAGGAAAGCGCATTTAGAGAGATTTGCCAAAGAAAACGGACTGGATCCTAAAGATTGGCGTACACAGGTAGATTTTATTTCCGAAGAGATGAATACAACGGAACGGTCGGCTTTTGAAGCACTCCGGAAGGATCCGAATATCACTCCGGAAGAAGCGGCACGTATTGTCCGCGAACAATATGAACGTCCGGATCCGGCAGTGGCCAATGATGCATACCGCCAGCAGATAGCCAGAGAAGTCTATGACGGCCGCAGTGTCCGTCCGATGCAGCGTCCCATGCAGAACGGGCTCAATGATTTTGCGGAAGATGTGAAACAGGCCGCGCCGGAAGAAGCAAATTTAAATTTCATGAAGGATCCGGTGAAAGATATTACTCCGGAAGAATTATCCGATCATATCAAAAATGGAACTATTCCTAAGGAAGTATTCCGTACATATGACGAAACGGAATATAGCGCATTCAAAGATTTACCGGAAAAACAGAAATTTGAATATGCACGTCAGGAAACGCTTAAACTTGCTGACGGAATAGACGATCCGATGGGAGAAAAAGTAAGAGTTATTTTTGACAAAGAAAACAAAAATGCAGTAGATGACGCAGTTAAAGCTTTCACTTCCGGACATGGCGAAAATATGTCTATTTCTGATAGCCGTGCATTTGCAACTGGGTTGATAAAAGATACTGTTCAAAATCCGGATTTTATTCTTAAGCAAAAGAACGGAAGAAAACTCTATGTGAATCTATGGCGCGGAAAAGATAATTTATTACATCAAATAGCGGTCAGTATGGACAAAACCGATAAAGGGAAAATTATCTCTTCAAGTACGGCTATGGATAAGCCCAGACATCGCAACAATGCTATTAATCAGCTTTCAAGGGATATAAAAAACGCCGACGAATTAATTTACGTCGGCGAAAATATTCGAGGTCGTCAGTCAGGGTATCCTCTGCAACCCTCCAGTGATAGGGGTTCAACGCCGGATACCCAGCTCCACCCATCTGGCAATTCTATTGTAGCAGAAGAAACAGGAAAAGTAAAATTGCCGGGTGATGAACGGTCATTTATGGCAAGACCTGTTGAGGAGGCGGCCGGTAATGACTTGACCACATGGCAGGGAGAGACGATTTCACGCAAGCAGATTCTTGATGATGTAAATAGCATTTTCGGGGCTACGATCAAGAAGGGGCGTGTCGGTAAGAAAGGCACCAACGGCTGGTATAACCCTAAAACGGATATTATACGAACAAGAACATTCGGGGATCCTCGAACTGTTATGCATGAACTTGGCCACTATGTGGATGCAAGGTTTAAATTCAGCAATCGTCCCGGCTTTGATACGGAATTTTCCAATGTTATCCATAAACGTTTTGGGAATGCCTACAATAAGGGCGGTATAAAAACGATCCGAAAAGAGGGAATTGCTGAATTTTTCCATGACTATGTTACGCGCCGTAAAACAGCAGCCTCTGATTTCCCACTGTTTTATAAGGAATTTAAACAAATATTGGAAGGTGATAAAGACCTGCGCGCGGCAGTGGATAAATTGTCTTATGTCGGACATCAGTGGTATGCGCAGCCAGTCTGGGAACGGATGAAAGGTTCTGTTTCTTTTGGCGGTAAAGAAAATCTACTACGGAAAACGTTGAAATTCTTTAAGGATTCTAAGGAAGTCACACGGAAAGTTTATCATGAACCGTATACTACGCTTGTCGATGAGCTTCATCCATTGGAAGAGCTTATCGGTGAAGTAGAAAAACGTATTGGAAGAAAGCTGAGTGTAGAAGAAAACGCATTCAAACAGGCATGGCTTGCGCGCGGTTGGGCAGGCAAAGCAGAAGCACTTTTGCAGAATGGTTCGCCTAAGCATAAAATACCTGCTTTTAAGGATATTATTCGAAAGGTCCCGGATAATCAGCTGAAAGATTTTTCTACATATCTGACCGCATTACGCGAACTTGATATGAACCACTGGAATACATTCTTACCGCGAGATGAAACACCGCTGATTACGAGATTTACAAAATCAGAATGTTTTGACGTCATCAAGCATTATGAGAAGAATCCTGTTTTTGTGAAAGCTGCTGCAGAGATCCACAGATATAATGATTTCCTGCTTGCAAATGCTGTAGATGCCGGTATGTTATCGGTAAAGGCCGCAATGGCTATGAAGAATAAATATCCTCATTATGTACCGTTCTTCCGTGAATTTTATGAAGCTGCAGAAGCACAAAGGAATGGAACAGGAAAGGGATTTGCAAATGTGGGAGCTGTCACAAAGAAAATGCGAGGCAGCACTTTGGACGTGGTAGACCCACTGGAAGGAATAATCCGGAATACTTTCTCAATAATGAGCGCCATCGAACGGAATAAGGTAGGACAGTCTATTGTAAAACTGGCAAACGTTGATGGCATGGGAGCATTGATTGAAAAAGTGTCCGGCGCGGCGAAGGTAACGGATCATAGTTTCAGTGTGTGGAGAAACGGAAAGAAAGTCGTTTATAACACGACGCCGGAATTGTATCAGGCATTTAAAATGCTGAATCCGGAAGGCGCAAACATGTTTACGAAGCTTCTCTCCTACCCTGCAAAATGGCTCCGTGCCGGGGCGACGCTGGGCCCAGAATTTATTCTGCGTAACCCCGTACGCGACATGATTTCCGCTACGATTTACTCTAAGCATGGATTTATCCCCGTTGTAGACACTCTTAAAGGATTGGGGCTGTATCTGCAAAAGGGCAATACGTATTGGGAATACATGCGGTCGGGTGCGGCACAGGCTAATCTTGTTTCTCTGGATAGGAATTACCTTTCCGGGCAAATGAGAGAGCTCTTGCAGCGGCCAAGCGTCAAGAAGATGATTACTACCAATCCGATTGAAGTGCTTCGCGGATTGTCCGAAGCCACAGAAATGGCTACACGCTTGGCAGAATTTCATAATGTCCGGAAAGGGTATACAGGCATCGGAAATCGATTGTTCAGCAGAAAGCGAAACCCGGGCAGTATTCAGGAAGCGGCGCTTGAAAGTCGTGATGTGACGCTGGACTTTTCACGAATAGGTTCTCATACAAAATCACTGAATAAGACGATTGCATTTTTCAATGCAGCCATTCAGGGGACGGATAAGATGTTCCGTGAATGGAAAGCGAATCCACTGGATATGACGGTAAAAACGGCTATGTGGATTACCTTGCCGTCAGTCCTGCTCTGGGAACTCAACAAGGACGATCCCCGGTATCAGGAACTGCCGCAGTGGCAGAAAGATATTTTCTGGATTATTCCGACGAAAGACACGCTGATTAAAATCCCAAAACCCTTTGAACTGGGAATTCTTTTCGGTACCGTTCCGGAACGTATGCTGCAGTGGGATTATGACAAAAAGAAGAAACAAAAGGGAGCGGGATTCAAAGGCCTTGCCGGCTCTGTACTTGATTCTATGGCTCCATCCTTCCTGCCGACTGCATTAGTACCAGCTATCGAAGCGGTAACCAATCATTCAATTTTCATGGGACGCGATATCGTACCACAAAGCCAGCAGAATACAATTCCTGAACTGCAGTATGGTCCTTACACGTCGGCAGTCGGCAGAAAGATTGGCGAAACGTTCGGTATTTCTCCCCGCAAGGTAGATAATACCATCCGCGGATATGGCGGCAGTCTTGCCGGACTGGGATTGACACTTACAGACGGAGTGGCAGGACTGGATGAGACACGGCCGGCAAAAAAATGGACGGAACAACCGGGTATTCGCGGATTTACCGCCACACCTTATTCCAGCAGTGAAAGTGTGCAGGAAGTTTATGATGCCTATGATAAGCAGTTGAAATTATTTAATGCGGGACGGGAACTGCATAAACGGATGGATGGATTCGATCCGCGGGAATTTGAACAGATGAAGAATGCCGTAAAAGCTTTTCAGAATATTAATCAGGCAAAAAAAGCAGTCATGAAAAGTAACTTATCCAGTGCAGCAAAACGAAAGCGGCTGGATGAAATACAAATGTCACAAGTCAGAATTGCAAGAAGAGCCTTAGGAAAGGAGAATATTCGTTGAGTATGGGGGATATAAATCCGGAAGCATTAGAGCGAATCGTCAGAATTGAGACAAAATTAGACATGCTTGTTGAAATGCTTCCTGAAATACAACGACTGCAAGTGGCGCATGAAAGAGCGGAACAAAGCGCTAAATCGGCACACCATAGGATCGATAATATCTATAAAGTAGCTGGTTTGATTTCCACCATCATTTCCGTAGTAATTGCATTAATAGGAAAGGTGATGTAATGTTCGAGAAAATCAAAAGACTATGGACGCGGTATGTACCGCGTATTTCAAGGCGTGCAAATACGTCTTTGAAAGTGGTGTATCTCTATGGAGCCGGACTTCTGATCCTGTTCTTTTTGGTACTCTTCGGGTGGGCACACGATTTCTATCGAACAGGCGTAGCCAATACATCATTATTAATTACATTTTTCAAAGAGTATGCAGCTCCGGCGGTGGTCGGGGCTGTTACTTTTATATCAATTTTTTCGGTTAATAAAAACCGGAACGGTGATTCTGACGCGGCAGAGAAAGGAGCGGCAAACAATGAAGGGAATAGACGTATCTGAAAACAATGGAGTGGTAGACTGGGGCGCTGTAAAAGCGGCAGGTTTTGAATTTGCCATCATCCGCATCGGCTATGGTAAAGGACACTTAGACAGCCAGTTTTACGATAATGTGAATGGCGCTTTAAAAGCAGGGCTGAAAATCGGCATTTACCATTATTCTTATGCATTATCTGACGATGTGGCAGGTATTGAGGCGGATTTTGTTATTCAGACGCTTGAAGAGTGCGGATTGACCACAGATAAATTGCCGATGGGCGTATGGTTCGACATGGAAGATGGGGATGGTTACAAAGAACGTCATGGCATGCCGGATAATCAGGAACTGACAAACATCTGCAACGTCTTCATTAATCGCTTATGGAATGCAGGTTATAAATATGTGGGATTATATTCTTGTTATGACTGGCTTGTGAATGTTTTAGATGTTGATCAGTTAGGCGGTTGTGCAATTTGGTGTGCGCAGTTTGATTCAAAATGTGATTATCCGGGTGCCCATATCTGGCAGTACACGAAATCTGAAAACATTGAAGGAAAATTGTTTGATGCAGATGTCGTGATGGAGGTATAAATGTGTGGGAAGACATTAAAACAAACAATTATCGCTATCTGCTTATTGTTGGAATTATCGTCTTGCTGTGTGCAGGTATCTGCGGATGGTGGTGTTATGAATCGAGCAGAGCCAAAACAGACTGTCATGATATCAATGACGGATTGGAACGAGCTCAAGACGGAATCCGCAGCGCAGAACTTGGAGTTAAATCAACTCAGACAGAAATTGATCATGCTCAAAATGGACTCCGGAGAGCAAATGCAACAGCTGGAGAAATTGCAGAAAGAGCTCGAAGAGATGCAGATATCATTAACGAATGCGAATCGATCGTTGAACGATGTCAGGAACGATCTATCCGAATCCAGAACATCATTAGAAGAGTTGAAGAACAAAATAAAGAAAATGGAGCACAAACAAGCGGTCATACGTAGGCAACGAGATATATATGCGGGGCTGTTTGTTATTACCGCGGGAGCGGTTTTCTCCCGGAGGTGATCCTAAATTTAATCTATGGTATAATACAATTAGTTGAACCGTGGAGTATTGCACAAAGCGGACCGGAAAGAGCCCTGATACAGAAATTGTATCAGGGCTTTTTCCTTTCAAGGAGGATTATATGAGATGGTTTTTATATGCACCGCTACAATTACTCATTATGATAATCTGCTATATCACCAATCCGATTGTAGTATTGTTTGCCGACAAGGACGGTGAATTGCACGGATTCTTAAGGAAGTGGCAGACATTTGATGATTCTTGTGACAGCGAAGACTGCGTGACAAAATATGTACCAGACTGGATGCGGTATGATTTCTATAAATACTACTGGGCGGAGAAACGATATGATCCGAACTATGGACGGGTTATGAAAAGGTCAATTAACATTGCGTCGCTGCCGTTAATCGATAAATTGAAGCGGTATTGCTGCCGTTTATTCTGGCTGTCAAGAAACTGCGCTTATGGTTTTGCACTGGACTGGTTCGGGGCAACAATTAATCCAGATGGGGTTGTGGTTATTGATGACTACAACGTGGGAGAATTCGAAAGAAACATACTTGTCACGCGAGATTTAAAATACTGGAAAATATATAATTCTATGCGAATTCTGAACACGAATTACCGATGGAAAATATATTTAGGATGGAAAATTCATAACGTGCAAAGTATACATAGAGCAATGCTGGCACTCCGAATGTGGTTCTGCAAAGCAAATTAAAAGACGGGGCGGGGAGAAATCCCTGCTCTTTTTCTTTGGGCGGCAAAAATACGGCAAAAATTTTAGCTAAAATACCGCATTTTAACGGTTATTGTTTTTATCATTATTTCTTGGCCACTCGATAAAATCGACAAAATGCAAACACAACAATTTTCAACATGTCTTAATAAAGCTTATGCTATAATAGGGTACAAACAAATTGGAAAAGCCTTGAAGCGGAAATAAAGGACGCTCAAAGGGGGGAATGAATGGCACCGGTAAAAATGATAGCGATCGACCTGGACGACACGCTTCTCCATGATGATATTTCACTTTCCGATTATACGAAAGATATTCTTCGGAAAGTGATGGAAAGAAATATCCGCATCGTCATTGCCACGGGCCGTATGTTTCAGGCTGCCCGTCCATGGGGGCATGCCATCGGTCTTGGAAATGTGCCGCTGATCTGTTATACGGGTGCGCTTGTGGGACTTTGCGAGAGCGGCAGAGTGCTCCGCGATGTGACAATGGATATGGAAACGGCACAGGGCATCATAGATACAGCCCATGAACGGGGATGGTACATGCATGCCTATATTGATGATGAAGTGTACGTTCCTTTCCGCGATGAGCGCACGGAGACTTATGAAAAGCAGTGCGGCGTTTCTGCCCATGTCCTGGGAGAGGATTTCTGGACGCTTGCCAAAGAGCCGACAAAGCTTTTGGTATTTGACAGAGATCCGCAGGTTATGGCAGAGGTGGAGCAGGTACTTTCTGAAAAGTTCAGCTGTGCTACGAACCAGGTGAAATCGAAGCCGGAGTTTTTTGAGATGGGCAGGAAAGGTATATCCAAGGGGGCGGCGCTCACCGAATTGTGTAACCGATGGGAGATCCCTTTGTCCGGTTTGATGACTTTTGGGAACGGGCATAATGATATTTCCATGTTTAATCTGACTGATTGGTCTTTTGCCGTTGAAAATGCGGCGGAATCGGCAAAAGCGGCGGCCCATTTCATCACGGCATCGAATAATGAGGATGGTGTGGCAAAAGCCATAGAGAAATATGTACTGGAGGTATAAGTAATGGAACGGTTTCGTTTTGTGATTATCACGGGCATGAGCGGTGCGGGGAAAACGAATTTCATGCAGAAGCTGGAAGATATGGGGTATTACTGTGTGGATAACCTGCCGCCGGTCCTGATTGCCCGTTTTGCGGACCTTTGTTGGAAAAGTACGTCCAATACCCGCCATGTGGCGGTGGTTTCCGATATCCGGGGCGGTTCTTTTTTTGACGCGCTGCCCCAGGCGCTGGACGAATTGAATAAACGGGGGATTCCCCATGAAGTGGTTTTCTTGGAAGCATCGGACGAAGCTCTTGTGCGGCGGTATATGGAAACCCGTCGGCAGCACCCTTTGGCCAAAACGATGCGCATTCAGGAAGGCATAGAGGCGGAACGAAAAATTCTTGCCGGTGTCCGCGCACAGGCGGATGTCATTATCGACACTACCGCTATGAAACCGGCTGATCTGCAGGAATACATGGGGAGCCGTTTCGGCGCGGTGGATAAGAAACGGGACATGCAGATTACTGTATTTTCCTTCGGCTTCAAATACGGTATTCCCATTGATGCCGATATGGTCATTGATGTCCGTTTCCTGCCGAACCCTTTCTATGTGGAAGAATACAAGCACTGGACGGGGCGCGTGCCGGAAGTGGCGGCATATATTGAAAAATCACCGGTTACCAAAGAATTCAAAAGAAAACTTTTTAATTTCATGGGATTCATAGTGGATCAGTTCAGGGATCGGGGAAAAACGCAGTTTACCATTGCTATCGGCTGTACCGGCGGTATGCACCGTTCCGTTTTTGTGACAGAAAAACTGGGAGCCCACCTGAAAGAAAAGCATGCCCATGTGAACGTGGAACACCGCGATTTGCACAGGAACCGCATTGTTCGCGATGCAGACGATAAGTAGGAGGAAAACAAATGAAACTGCTCCTGCAGTGGCTTTATCCCGGGTTAAATATAAAAAGATGGATGCTGCTCTTCTCCTTCGGCCTTATGCTGTTGGCGTTCGGTGCGGCTCTCGTCATGAACTACCAGGTCTTTGGCCGGATTGAAGAGGAAATACTTCGTCTTCTGTTCGTCCTCACAGGGACTTACAGCTATACATTTCTTGCTGCGGCAGGGATCTTTTTCGTGTTTATCGGCCTGTTTTTCATGTTGTGGGCGATCCGCAGGCTGGTGAAACGTTTCTTCAGCCTTGTGGCACCGGATCAGGAAAGCGTGTCCCGCCATATCGTGTCGAAATGGGAATTGTCCCGCGGGCTGAAAGTCGTGGCTATCGGAGGAGG